CTTAATCCTTTTGAAAGAATTGCTCCCATTATTTTTTACCTTTTTTAGCTTTGCCACCTTTAGAAAATTCAGCTCCCATTCCTCTCTCAGCTATTCCGCCACCTTTAAATGCTGCACCTAATCCTCTTTCAGCTATTCCGCCGCCTTTGAATGCTGGTCTTGGTCTTATTTTAAAATCGTTTCTCATTTTTATTCCTTTGTTATTGTTTTGTTTGCCATCGTTCTTGCGATAGATTCCCCGGATCGTCCTACTACATATCCCCCCAAGCCAATTTGCAATAAAGTCCAAACGTCGCCTGGAAGTTCAAATGTAATAACCGTTCCTATCATTAATTTTATAACAGGTCCAAGAATATAATTCCAGACTAATATAAAAATTAACACATACATTAAAAGAGGTCTCCAACTTGCTGTAAACCAGCCTGCTTTGGCTTCAGCTTCAACTATAGATGCTGCCGCTTTTAATTCTTCGGTACTAGATTGTAATAATTGTTGATTAAGTTGTGCTTTTAATTTTTCTTGAAGATCTTTGTCAGGAACTGCTTTTTCAATAGTGCTAAATAGAATTTTAGCTAATGGAGCAATTGCACCTAGCATAGGAAACATGATTTAATACCACTTAGCTTTACGTTTTTTTTCTGGAAGTACTTTTTCTTGACCTTGAATATATTGTTCTTGTGTTTCTGTTGGATTAGTCATCTCAATATCAACTCCACCATTTAAATAACCATCTGAGTTTGTAAAATCAGAGTGATTAACAAATTGACCTTTATGTTTACCCATAAAATCTTTTTTAACTACTGATGATGTACCTTTATTTTTTTTCATAACCATATTTATACCTTATTTTTATATCTTTCACTATCATTTTTTAGCTTTGCAGCCAATATAGTTTTTTCTATTGAAGTATTAGCTCTCATTTTAGCTAAATCCTCATTTTGTTGAAGTTTTTCGTCTTGAGTAGATTGATTCATCATTGCTTTCATCTTGTCAATGTTAATTCTATCTTTACTTTCTTGTTCTTTTCTAACATTTTCTTGAGCTTTTAGATCTAATTCTCTAGATCTTAATGCAGCAATAGGATCATTATCAAATTGTGATGATATTTTTTGTTCTTCTTTTAAAAATTCTTCCATAGCATCGGAAATTAACTGTGCTTTTCTTGCTTCTATCTTTTCTTGAAGCATTTTAGCTTGCATTTGTACTTGTTGCATTGCTTGTTGACCTTGTGGACCTTGTTGTTGACCCATTTGTTGTATCTGTTGACTCATCATTTGTAATTGTTGCATCTCTTGTCTAAATTCTACTTCAGAATGTTCTTGCGCCATAATTGAAATGTGTTCAAAAATATTTTTTTCTAGTGAAGCCATAACTGGCGGAGCATTTTTTGCCATATTCGTCGCCATAAAACTTAAATGTGAAGTAATATGAGATCTATGATCTTGTCCCGGAAATGCTTGGAACGGTTTCCCTGCAAGAGCATCTATATGTTCTAATGCAGGGTCCTTTGGTTGTGGGGGTTGAGGTCTAACTAAAATTTTATCAATATCTTTTACTCCTAATGCTTCGTACATGTTTCTGTAAACTTCATAAGTATTATGAATTCCAGGATTAGATGCAGCGAGTTGCATTTCAGTTTGTGCTAAAGATATTCTTTGTGTTTGTGAAAATATATTTGGATCTGCAACTGGAATGATATCTACTTTATCATCAAAGTCTGCTTGTTTAATTTCTCTTGCTCCACCTACTACATCATAGGGATATACGGGTGGTAAATTTGTTTTAAATTGTTTAGCTAGTAAACCAAATTCTTGTTTTAAAGCAGCATAGATTCGTTTATGAATTGCCGACATTGTTCTGCTTCCTCTTTCAAGCAAAGCAACGGTTGTTCCAACTGCAGCTTGTTGATTTCCATCACCTACTTGCATATCCGCAATAGAAGCAAACCTTTGGCCTGCTTGAACCACAACACCCATAAGAGCTAATAAAGTTTGTGAAGGCTCTTTAAATGGTAAAGGCATAAATGCATCTCTTAAGTTTCCTCCAGGTGCATCTACATCTCTAAATTCGCCTGGTTGAATAGGTTGTGCATCATCTCTAACTCTAATACCTCTTTGTTTAAATCCGGATGGTAAATTAGATAGTGTTCCTGCATCTAATAACTGTCTAAGTGCAGCGGTTGCGGTACGTGACAATCCACCAATCATATGAATTAAACCAAATCCATAAAAACCAAGTCCTGGTAAAAATTTAAAGTGTACAAAATATTGTATTTTTGTTTTTTTAGGATCATTCTGTTCCCAGTTTCTACGAACAGATAGAATCTTTCTAGATCCTTCTTCAACCGTTACAATGTAAGGAAGTTTAATTCCTGTGGGCTCACCATCTTGACCTTTATCTTCAAGACCTTCAATATCTAAATCAACATGACATTCTAATAAGGTATATAGATCTACTTCTTGAGTTTTAGTAATGCCTTCTAATTTTCTTTTTTTCTCTTTTACATCTGATGAAGCATCGGTATCATCACTTGCTTGTAATTCGATATCTTTATAAAATCCTGATACTTGTTGCTTACGTAAAGAATTTTCTGATACTTTTAAAACATGAATAATTGCTTCTGCATCATCTAATGAAGTTGCATTGTAAGGGACTACTAAATCTTCTGATTGAATAAATTGAGATACCGGTCTTCCTAATAATGAATCATAATAAACTTTTTTAAATGTAGATCCTGATAAAGGTAAATAAAATAACATCTGATCAAATTCTGGTTCATACTCTTTCATGATATCCATGATTTGATAATTCATGTATTCTTTAACTCTGTCTGCTTGTTGCTGTCTATCAGGTGTAACAAGACCTACGATTTGAGTTCTAACAGGTCCTTCTGCTGGTAATAATTCTTTATAAGCTAAAGATTGAAATTGAGTTACGGCTTCTGCAAGTACTGGATGCGTCGCGCCCGAGGCTCCTCTAAATGGCTGAGTTCTACGTTCGTATTTAAATCCTAATAATTCTAATCCTTCAGTGTATGTTTTTTCCCAATCTGCTCTAGATGATTTATAGTCTGCATAATTTTCAACTAGCTCTGCGCCAAGAGGATTTAAAACATCATCAGGAATAACTTCTGCTAAATTTGCAAAGTGATCTCCGCCCGTATCTAGCTGCGCGCTGCGAGGGTCAAAGTTAATATCAACACTACCATCTGGGTTTTCTATTGTTTCAGTATTTCCCTGCGCTACAATAGGTTCTGCAGCAGCAACGTCCATCGCCACTTCATCTGGGCGTGTACTATTACCTATGTTTGGAAGTGACTTGTCTATATCTGCCATTATTGTTTTTCTCCGAGTTTATTACTGTAACCTTTTTATCAGGGATATTCAAGCCTTGTGAGCAGGGTCCCTTTAAAGGTGGTATAGTAGTTGTTAGTTTTTTTGGGTTATTCATAATCCACATCTTTATAGTTATAATCACCATATCTATTTACTATGTCATCATATGGATTTTCTTCTACATATTTTCTAGCAGCTGTTCTTTCTTCTACTCTTTTTGGATGTATTCTTTTTCCAGTTGCAACTTTTTCAACTCTTTCAATATCACTGATGGCTTGTTCATGTGGAACTAAATCATAATCTATTTCGTAATCAGCATCATGATGAGAAGCTGCTGTAGATCTTGGTCTATTTTCCATTACATTAAATTCACCAGGTTCATTTATTGCTTTTCCTGTTGTTACATCAATATCAGATTTAGGTGGTCTATAATGTAATTCAAATGGAGCATCAAATGCACCCCCTTTAACGTTTGCTTCAATTACAATATCTCCGTTTGGATGTTGTATCATTGTATATACTTCACTTGCACCTTTTTCTGTTTTAGATTGTATTGTTAATTCTTTAATTTTTAAATTATCTGTAAGTCCAGTATCTTTACCAACATACTTACCTTCCTTCTCGATTCTCGCAACTAGCGACGGGAACCATTCAGGCATGCCTGAAACTTTTGGTAAAAGTTTTACAGCTTTAAGTGCTTTTGCTTCGCCTGCAAATTTTTCACCTCTCATTAAACTTTTAACTAAAGGAGTTGCAGCAACAGCTCCTAACACACCCAACATTCCTCTTCTTGTAAATTTAGGTCCACTTCCGTCTGCGTAACCAACTCTGCCCCCATCAGCTGCAGACATATAAGAATAATCTGTTAAATCATCTAATGCTCCAGTGTTTGGTTCTGTTTCTTTTGCATAAGGATCAAAACCACGCTTAAGTATTCTTTTTATAGTTTCTTCTTCAAGTTTTTTATCATATGCTTCTTTTTCTGGTTTATATATTTTTTTAGCTTCTTTTTCTGTCATTGTAGAAGGAGTTTCAATATATCCCATTCCACCCATTGAATCCATTCCAAGATTATCATTTGGATTTAAAATTTGTTTTGCTTCTCTTGCTTTTGAAGATAAAGCAAATTGTTCTTTAAAACTTTGTGATATACCCTCAGCATTTAATAAACCTTTTAATACAACTTCATCTAAAGGTAATCCTTCTTTATATCCTTCATAAGTATCATTTATTTGTAGTGGAACTGCTACCCACCCTAAAAGTTTTATTGCTCCCATACCAGTAGCTTTTGAAAAATTTTTAAGTTTATTAAATGATGAAGCTTTTTGTAATTCTGTTCCTTCTTCTAAAAGTTTTGTTTCTTTTAAAAAATTTTCAGCTAAACATTCTGTATCAATTGTTCCACCTATATCTCTTCTACATTTAATTCCAGCTGATCTTGCTGCTTTTACAAACTCAGGGTTTTGTTCAAAAATATTTTGTATTGTTTGTTTTTGTTCATTAAATTCTTTTGGTATTCTTGGTTCTTTTTCACTTACAGGTCTTAACCCTGAGCTTGTTCTTACTTGTGTTTCACCTTTAAATAAATTTTCAGTTGTTGGTTTTCCTTCTTTTAATCCACCCGTACTAATTTCACTTTCGGGGCTTAAATATTCTTTAGATCCTCCTGTAATAGATCTTAAACCAACATCATAAGTTTTGCTTATTGGTATTCCTTTATTTAAAACTCTATCTGAAAATTTTAATATTGAATTTTCTAAAGCATTCTCTGGAATATTATAACCAATAGCACTTAATGCTTTATTTTTATCTTCTATTATAGAATGTGTTTTTCCAATTAATCCAGCTGTTTGATTTATATGTTTAGGTAAAGGTCTTAAATTTGAAAAAGGTTCATCTTTTAAATTTAAATGATCTAAATCTAAACCAGAAGATTTATAAAAAGATTTATTTTCAAATCCCTTTGAATATGTTTCTCTTAATAAATTATCTATAGTGATAGGCTCTCCAGAAACAGGGTGGTTAACAATTTTATCTCTTAAAGTATTTAATTTATCTCTTGCTTCTATATATTCGTTAAATTCAGGAAGTTTGTATAAATCAGTTGTAAGATTATTTACTTTTTTTCCTTTATATTCATCAATATTCTTTCCGTATAATTTTCCATTCCATTTAAACACTATATCTGAAGCATCAACTGAACCTGGTTTAGTTAAAAATTGAATATCTTTATTTCCTGCTTTTACACTTCTATCTGCAGTCATAATAATATCATCAGTTAAACTTCCACCTTTTAATCTTTGACCTGCTTTTTTAGTATCTAAGTTATCTATAACTTCTCCAATATACATATCTTTATTTCCATAAGTTTCTATTACTTGTGGATTAGACATTGTTTTGACCATATCTCTTAAATCTTTAAATTCAGGTCTATTATAAACATTTGAAACCTTTCTACTATTTTTTATAGCATCAGTTCCAAAAGGTTTTGCTAAATATTTATTAAGACCTCCTGCATCAACAATGTCTTGATAAGGTATATTATCTATATTTTTTAAAATATCATTAAAATGATTTGAAATTTTATTTTCTATTGGAATTAAATTATTAAATATTCTAGTCATTTCTTTTCTTCCACTTAAATTAGCAGCTGAAGTATATCCTGCTCTTTTGGCAGCTTCTTCTTTACTTAAAGCGTTATATAAATCTTTATTTGATTCTAAAACAGTTTGTTCTAATTTTTCTAATTTTTCTTTATTACCATAATTTTTTTTAAAAATTGCTTTTTCTTTAGGATATTTTTCATTATATGAATCTCTAAATTTAATTGTTTCTTCTAATGTATTAAAAGTTTTACTAGTTTGTACCCCACCTCTACGTGATATAAACTTATATTTTCCATTTGAAAGTTTTTGAATATTTTCTAATCCTCCTAACTGAAAACCAACTCTTCCTCCTTCTTCAAAACCTTCAATTGGTTTAGAATCATTATCTATTAGT